ATGGAGTTTGATCCCGCCAAAGGTTTGGAGTATGGGACTTATCGTATGGGCCAAGCTCAAACAGATGCTAAACGTATCTTTAATAGTCACGTTGATGATTTCAACGTAACGCCAGATAGTTTGTTAAAGAACTTTGAAAAGGCCAACCAAAGCAAACTTCGTGTTGATCGTGAGTACTATCAAATGTTTGAAGACCTAAAAGCTATGGGTATGACCCGTGCTCAAGTGTCTCGTATTTTAAAGAAAAACAATATTGGTGGCGTTAGTGAAATCATGAGAGGTAAGTTCAAGCCGTTTGATGTAACCAAAAAGAACCTTCAAGATCTAAGAGAAACAGGAAACATAAAAAACTTTCCTCGAGCAGGCATCCGTCAGATACAGTCTGAGTTGCGTAATACACCTCTTGCACCCGACGATGGGCCTAGGAGAAAGCCCGCTGTTAAACAAACCCCTACTGCCCCCGCAGTAAATCCATTCCTGAGTGTGCCTGGCGCTAATCCTACTGCCCCCGCAGTAAATCCATTCCTAAGTGTGCCTGATAAACAAGGAAGTCTTCCGCTACCACAGGCTCCAGTAACCCAAGCTCGTGCGCCTGGGCCAGTGAACCCTGCTTTGTTAGGGGACAATCCGTTTAGCTCGGCTGCTAATGCACAGATTGCGGCCCGTCTCCAGAAAGGTTAGTCTCAATCGTGACTGAAAGCTTTACCCCTACGCCGCCAAATAACTTGACGAGTTCGTCACAGTAAGCCTCAACATCGTCAAGGACATCCATGTCTTTGGTCTGTGATGCGAGGTTGATGGTCACGTTTATCAGTTCCATTAGGGCCTCGACCTGTACAGGATGCATGTCTTTCAGGCCAACTGTTTTTATCTTACCAATCTTCATTCAATCTCTCCCCAATTATCTTTGAGTTCATCATCCACCTTAGAGGGCACCTTCAATATATCAGACAAACCGTTTTCCATTATGTCTTTGATGCGCTTTGATTGCTCGTCACTTTCTACTGAAAAGCATAGTTCATCATGGACCGTGAGCATAGGCAAAAGTCCTTCCGCATAGCAGTCCGCCATCGCCTTCTTAGTCTGATCCGCAGCCGAACCTTGGATCAATTTGTTTAACGCCTTGTAAGTGAAGGCTCTTCTCAGGGGCTGACCATACTCCTTGATGGCATCCTCATATGGCAGAGGCTTCTTGTATCCAAAGGTCTTAGGCTCCCACAGGTGGAACCTGCACCTGCGGCCAAGCAAAGTTCTAATCTGCCCCGTTTTCTCCGCCTGTCTTGACGCAAGCTCCGCTAAGTTCTTGACAAAAGGAACCTTCTCCCTGTGCGTAGACAGTAGCTCCCCTGCTTCCTCGGGCGAAATGTTTAACTGCGCTGCCAGTTTGGCTTTGCCCATGCCGTACATGATCCCAAGGTTTACGACCTTCGCTTGCTTGCGCTCGATCCCGGCTATGTCTGCCACCATCTGGTGCAAGTCTACGTCCTTCTTGTGGTACTCCTCGACAATCGTATCAACGACAGGGTGCTTGTTGTCGCCCTTCAAGCTGGCTGCAAAGTGAACCAGTAACCTCGGCTCTTGGCTCGAGTAGTCAAACGACCCCCACTTGGTTCCTTCTTCTGGGATGAATAGCCCACGGATCAGCTTCTTGATCTCAGGATCTCTTGCCGGGATCTGCTGTAGGTTGGGGTTCGAAGAAGAGAACCGACCCGTGACCGTGCCGCCGCCGTCATTGCGTAGCTGGTGGAACTCGCAGTTGATCCTGCCATTGTGGGAATGCTTTATGATAGTATCTATGAACGTGCTGTCGGCCTTATCAAACTCCCGCAGCTTCACAACCATCTGTGCAACGGGGTGCTCATGTGCAGAGAGATACTGCTTAGTAAACGATGCCGTGCCTCCCTTGCGCAGAAGATCTCCTTGCTCGTCATTACTGGTGGGGTAGTTAAGCCCGAGCGCATCAAAGACTTCAGCTACTGAAGACGCGGCCCACGGTTCTATAGCCACACCTGACTGGCGTTTGATCTCTGCTTTGAGATCCTTGATCTTAGTCTTGAGTTGCTTCTTAGCTATGTCAGCCTTATCGAGATCCACCCTTACACCCAACTGACGCATGTCGCACATCATAGGTATAAGGCTCGTCTCCAGGTTCCAAATGTTCCAGAGATCTTGCTGCTCTAGTTCTATCTTCAGTCTCTCCCACAGGCGCAGCGTCATCCCCGCATCTTGCTCCGCGTACCTTCCAACAAACTCAGGCGGTAGCTTGTACATCTCTGCCTTGGGGTCGTAACCAAACTCCGCCGCAGCTACACGCAGAAGCTTCTCGTTCTTGCGCTCATCTAAGTAGTCACGGCCCAGGTTGTTAAGGCTGTAGGAGAAACGGTTCTCATCCACGACGGCGCCGGTAATCATGGTATCAATGATCCGGCCCTCAACCTTGATGCCCTCGGCACGGAGCCAGCCCAAATCGTAGGTCGCGTTGTGCATGATCTTGTCTATGTGCGGTGTAGCCATCTGCGCCTGCAACCACTTCAGAGCGATCCTAACGTCCATGTTGTGGCCGTTGGCATGTCGTATAGGAAAGTATCCTTCCCAGTCTCCTGCGGCTACTGCGATGCCTACAATGTACCCATCCTTACGCGCCCACCCTGGGCCAAGCGTAGTCAGGTTCGGGTCACAGGTCTCCAGGTCAATTGCAATCTGTTTGTGTTGCGTTAGATCAGGGAACTCAGATGGAATATTCCATGTCAGTTCTTTACCTTGATCCATTTGCTGCGCAATTATATAGTCCTTATCTAGCTTTGAGCCTGGATTAATTATCATCTGTTTGTCCCTTCTCACGATCCGTAAACTCTGCCCCAAGCGCACTATATCCACACTTGTCGACCCATGAATCTGCCTTGTCGAGATCGTTCAGCAACCGTGCTGTCTTCAACCAGTCCATCATCAGTGCAACGTGCCGCTCGGTTACATGTCCGTGGCTAGTCATCGCCTCTTTGATGATTGCGTTCCAGCCTGTGGCTATGCGGGAGAAGTTATCAAACGCATCCCCATAGTCTTTGGCCCTCGGTCCATTGATCAGTTCTTTCGCTGTGTCTAAGACTTCATCACGTTTCATCTAAGTCTCCTTTTTGGACGGATAAGTTACCAACCAAAGGTTGATACACTAACACCATCGAATTACACTTGGGGCAGGAGAGGTTAGTAACCATGCTGTAATCTTCGTGCATACATTCAACGTCTTCACCCTCATTTGCGGCTATTCCTGTAGCGAAACTTTCTACATCACAGTCGTGATCTCCGCCCCAAATAAGCTCTGTCTTGCAATGCCAACAGTTCATATCTCATACCTGTATGATTTGTCCGACTCGATTAAGTACAGGTTCTGCTTGGTGCGTGTGATCGCAACATAGAATACCCTGTGCTCGTCCTCCGGATGTTTACCTTCAACGCAGTTCTTGGTTGAACCCAAGTATACTGCCACGTTATCGTCCTCTCCCCCCTTCATCGCATGAATAGTAGAGATCTTGATCCTCGGCTCTTGGTATATATTCTCGCCCCGCCGCTCGATGGCACGGATATATATCTTTTCTTCCTCAGACATCTTGATTACATCCATGGGATGTGTATCCTTCGGCGCGAGTAAACCAAACTCACTGACCAACAACTCATACGTCAACAGATCCTCCGGACCCGCCGCATCAAGCAGCTTCGTAGCTCCACGGCTTACCGCTGCATGAGTACCCATCTTTGGTACAGCCTCGTACAGTTTGCGGATACGAACGACGCCTACTCCCTGTCCTTCCGACACGTCACGCCATACTGCCATGGCCTCAACCTTCTTCTGGCTTACCGACCAACGGCCCTTGCGGCTGTAGAAGTAACCGTCCGCCTCCAACTGCTCCGCCACATCGTTCACGTACTTGTTAATCCTAGCTTGGATGGTCCACGAACCTCGGTTCAAGGGCAGATGCCATATCGCTCCAACAGTGCGGACACTTCCTTCCTCGTCCTTGGGATAGAATTCTTTCTCTAACCTCCCAGGGATACGGCTGGAGACACGCATGGCTAGCTCCCAAACGCTCCGCGGTAGGCGGTAGGATTGGTTCAACACCTCGGTCCTGTCTGTACTTCCCACAAACCTGCGGATGTCTACGGATGTCCAGCGGTGTATCGCCTGGTCATCATCCCCTGCGATCAGAACCTCCGTGGCTGTCGCTGCCATCTTCTCCACCATCGTCCACTGCAACGGGGTGAGATCCTGGGCTTCATCCACAATCAACAGGTCTAAGTAAGGGGTCTCCGATACATCAACGTAGCTTGATATCATGTCCGTGAAATCAACCTTGTTCTTCTTGACCTTGTACTCGCCAAGCTGCTTCGATATCTGCTGGAGCTTTGAGAAACTTAAAGAGTAATCCCCTTCGTAGTTATACTCATAGTCCAACGATCTCTCTCGGTAGACCGCCCGCATAATTAGTTGCAGGTACTTGGCCCCCGATCCTCCCATCGCAGGGATAGACATGCCGTCATCCATAGAGGTTGCGTCCGCCCCGTCAAAAGCTACGCCCAGTATGCTGCCAAGAACTTTGTAGTCCTCTCGGCTCATGACATCGCCACGCTCAAGGCCCAGTCCATGATACCCCGTAGCATGGAGCGTTCTGAAGTGCGGGAAGTCATTCTTGGTCAGGTTGAACTTGGCACATGCCCGGTCAACAAACTCACCAATAGCCTTGGTAGTAAACGACACCACACCAATGCGAGATGGATGCACACCCTCCTGTAGCTTGGCCTCAACCCGCTCGATCAAAGTGTACGTCTTACCGCAGCCAGGTGGGCCAAGGATCAGAGTAGCATTATCAATCACGGCGCTTCTCCAACCAAGCCTCGATCTCTTCACGATCCCAGCGGCTGGCAGATCGTTGAGCGTCAGCGTTGCCCAACTTGTATGGACGTGGGAAGTCGCCATCCCCCACCCATTTGTAGACCGCAGACTCTGATACGCCGAGCCATGCCGCCACCTCCCTGACCTTCATCATCTTAGAAAGGGATGTCATTGCTTATCTCCTCTACAGGTAAGAATACTTCCATGTTTTCAAACGCAGGAACCCACCAAACTCTGGTCGTGGACCTCGATCCGTCTGCTTTATTTATAGACTTGTGCCCGTGGCACTCTTGATTGTTGTTCATCTGTTTCAATATCTCTTGGATCTGTGCCCTCGTGAACGCCTTGAAGCGGCGGTTGTGCAGAAACTCCATCAATCCTGATATCAAGAAAGATGTGTACCCACTGTTATCTGTCCAGGGCTTACCACTTAACATCTCCTCTGGATGCATCGCTCTGATCTGACTGGTGCAGTACTGACGCAACAAGTCCTTGAACTCTCCCGTCAGGGTGAGTTCCTCTGGAACCTCCTGCTTGGTGGAGTTAGCCAGTAACTCTTGTAATAATTTCTGCCAAACCCGCTCCTTTAGAATTGGAGTAGACACTTGGATCTGCTCGATACAGGCACGTTGAAACAACCTCTGGTTCTGTAACTGCTCAGAGTTAAGCTGGACCCTTTGGCCCGCTACGCTCAAGAAGTATAGCCTGGGTTCCGACAACTGCACCAACAGACTGCCAACACTTACTGCCACCTCCTCTGCATCGCCGACCCCGAAGCGGCGGGACATGCACAGTTCTTTGTCGCAGTAACTCTTGAAGGGTTCCTGATCACAGGTGTAGAAGTATTCTTTTCGCTCCAGACTTTTCTGAAGAGCCAACATCTCCTTGGCATCAAGGGGCGTGGTAAACAACTGCTGGTTCATCGTCTCCATCTGCTGCTTCCAGTCATCCGTATGCTTCAGTCGAGCGTACACCCCTGCCATAAACAGCTTCTTGTTTCTGTCATCAGCTACAGGACCATCTGAAAACATGTGCTGCATGCATGGTGGACCGTCGCTGAACTGCTTGCGCTGCTTCTTAGTTCGTAGATTCTCCAACCTGGATACCTTAGTAGACTTCGTATCGATGTAGTCCAAGAATTCTTCAAGCTCTAAAGACTGCACGCTCTCGTCAAAACAATACCGTTGCGGTAGCTCGGCGTTGAAGTAGGGCAGGTTTATAAAGTTCCCTACATCCCCACGCTCAGACAGGATCTTATCCTGCTTTGGAAATATCTCGCATCCGCTGTGGCCTAGGGCAACCGCCATCTCAAGCAGATACTCTCTGACCACGCTGGCCTGCTCGTACTCTTCAAGGAACAAATATAGGTGAGCTCCGCCTGACTTGGAGCGACAGTGCAACAAAGGAAACTTTAGCTTCTTGATCCGCGCTTGTAGTTCGTTCTGATCCAGATCGTATATATCTATATCCAACGCACCCCATCGGCACTTGTTGTCTTCGTTGATTGGGATCGCACCGACCCCCTGCTTACCGTCAATGTGTCCTTGCATGAGTTCTTGTGTTAGCGGCTCGCGGACAATGCGACTGTCCGCTTCGGCCTTACCGTTGCGTCCAATCTTACCGACCTTAGTTGTGCCGTGTGCAACCTTCGATCCCTCAAAGGCCGCTAGCATTCTTTGTGCTAGTGACATGCTTGGCTCCTGTTGAGATTAGGTGGAGGCGGTGTTTGCTAGGGGCCACCGCCTCCGATAAGACTACTAGAACGGGATTTCGTCATCCCCAGCGGAAGTAGTTGGGACATGTTCCGGATCCTTAGCAGCCTTAACCTCGCCCGCCATGATCGACTCGCGGAAAGCTCTCGCCTCCATCAATAGATCACGGTCAGAAACAAGGGACTCTTTGGCAACCTGGTAGTTGCCCCACGTGCCTTGGTCATTGGTCTCTTCAGTTGTAGATAGACGCCACATCGTCGCGTAAACCGCAGGAGTAACCATCGCACCTGTCTTAGGATGCTTGATCTTCTGCATTGCTATCTGTGTTTTCCAGCGCCGGCTAACCTTTA